GAATGAACCGTGGCAAATCTTCAAAGATGTCGCACATTCTCTTACTGGCTTCACATGACTCGCCCGTAAACTCTTTGAGGTAATCTTCTAAGTCAAATATTACTTGATCGTTAACGGTGGGAATTTTCTTTGCACCACCGTCGGCAGTGAATACGCCAGTAACCTTAGCCTTACCGCCTGACGTTAAGCCAACATCAACTTTACAGGTCACGCCCAACACGTTGGTGACGTCGAACTTAGCCAACTCCTCGGCAGTGAATGGTTTGTTGCGCCAAGTCTGCAAATGCTGACGCAGCTTTGCCTTTTCGTTGAGGCTCAGCGTATACTTGTTGAACATCGACATCGGACGATCATCTGCCGTTTTACAGTCAGGTAACTCCCAAAAAATGAAGATGCTGTGTTTTTTTGTCACCTCACCTTGGTATTCATTGTTGCTTGTTCCAGCATCAACGATTTTGTAACACGTTGCGGCATGCGTTCCTTGGGGAACCTGTTCGTAATCCGAACCGCCACCATCACTTGCTGTAATTCCCATCTCTTTTCTCCTTGCATATATATTAAAACGTGCGCTATTGTACACACCGGATAAATGATGACGCAAGGGAAATTTGAATGAGTTTAAAAATCAAAGACATCAACCAGAAAGATTTCAGCAGGCCGCTGAGTGGTGACGCCCAGCAAGAGTTCACAGACTTTTTAGCAGCTAACGGCATGACGCCTGACCCAAAAAAGGGTTTGGTTGTTGGTGGTGATGTAGGCCGAGCCTATATGATCCAAACAAATAAATTGCATGGTTGGTATCAGTTTTGGCCTGATCAACCAATGCCTTTTGGCAGGTGCGGTGACCGAACCGTATCCAACGACGAACCCACAGCAACGTGGAAACCTTCAATCTTAGGCGGCAGAAAGTTTACCGAAGAGGAGCTTGAGGGATTTAGTAGGGTGCAGGCGGAAAAGGCAGCAGAAATAGCTGCAAAGCATAAGAAGGTCGCGGTTGAGGCGCAAAAAGAATGGGAAAGTTTGCCAGAGGCCACAGACTCAAATGCCTACTTACAGAGCAAGGGTGTCACTAACCACGGCTTGCGTCAAAGAGCAGATGGCGCAGCGGTTGTTCCAATGTTGGACGCAAAGCTTAAAATCACCAGCTTGCAGTATATGTACGGGGATGGCTTCAAAAAGAATTTGCATGGCGGCAAGAAGCAGGGTTCTTTCTTTGTAATTGATCCTGACTCCATGCGTACCGCACACACCATCAACTACGTTGAGGGGTATGCCACAGGAGCCAGCTACTTCGCAGACTTAGGCCAGCCAGTAGTGGTTTGTTTTGATGCCTTCAATATAACCCCAGTCGCTGAAACGATTAGTAAAATGTTCCCACGGGCAAAACACGTTTTCATTGCTGACTTTGATGACAGTGCTACAGGCGAAGTACAGGCGGTAAAAGCGGCGCAAGCGGTGAGGAGTATTGGCGCTCAGTCAGAGGTTTTGATGCCGCAATCGGCTGGTGATTACAATGACCACGCCACAAAAAGCGAGTTGATGCCAGAGCTGAACCACATAGATGTGCCAGCAGATGTTGATTGGATCAAATCGGAAAAGAATAAGCTGTTAAACGTCAAAGAAAACGTAAGGGCAGTGCTTGAAATTAACCAAATAGAAGTGCGGTACAACGCAATCAAGAAGGATTTGGAGATCATTATACCCCACCAAGAGTTTGTTGCTGACCTCAAGAAAGATGCGGTTCTAGCAGAGGTGGAAAATCGTTGCATACACTTAGGCTGTCCAAGCAGCAAGGTGCAGGACTACCTCAAGCTCTTGGCTAAGGAATTCAACCCAGTAAAGGAGTGGATGGAATCCAAGCCTTGGGATAAGCACAGCAGGTTGAAAGATTTCTTGGACACCATCAAGAGTAGCAACGAGCCACTGAAAGAGATGTTGATGAGAAAGTGGTTGGTTAGCTGCGTTGCAGCGGCTTGCGAACCGAGCGGGGTAAGTTTAGAGGGCATACTTGTATTCCAAGGCGCTCAAGGGTTGGGTAAGACTTTGTGGTTTAAGCGGCTTGCCGATTACGACAAAGGCTGGTTGCTTGAGGGCGCTACACTGAACCCAAGTGACAAGGACAGTGTGAAGCAGGCGGTTAGCCACTGGATTGTTGAGCTTGGTGAGATTGAATCTACGTTCAAGAAGAGCGATATAGACCAGCTTAAAGCTTTCGTAACTAAGAAGAACGACGAGTTGCGCTTACCTTATGACAGAACCTTTACCACTTACCAAAGGCGCACTTGTTTTTATGCGAGCGTCAATGCCCGTGAGTTTTTGACCGATACCAGTGGCAACCGAAGATTCTGGGTTGTGCCTGTTACCGCTATTAACGCCGATCATGGTTTGGATATGCAGCAGGTCTGGGCTGAGGTTAAAGAGACAATGTACGATCAAACCAAACACGATTGGTATTTGACCAAAGAAGAGCGCGATATGCTGCAAGACTCCAACGAATACTACCGCACTCAGTCGAGTGTCGAGGACTTGATCTTAGAAAACGTGCAATTTAAGAGCACCCAGACCAAGCCAGTGCAGATGACCAAGCTCTTGCGCGACCTCGGAATCAATCAACCCCGCATGGCGGATATTAAAGATGCGAGCAGGGTACTCGCGGCATACGGGTTAGAGCCAAGAAAATCAAACGGTAAGAAAGTGTACGACCTTGACTACACGGCGGTGGAGATTGGTGGTTCTGATAAGTATTCTGGCGGGTGGAGCAAGGAGTATTAAGGGTACATTTAAATGACGCCCTATCCTTGCTTCGCTAAGTTATTGATTTACAAGGATATATACCTATAGGGTAACAGGGTATCATATTGTAAACTTTGTTATTAATAATAGTATTAAGTATGGAAGACACGTTTACGCCATTATTTGGTAAAGGTATGCGTAAGTTTCAAGTGCTGTACCCTGCCCCCTGTACCCTGATGGTGAGGGTGAGTGGGGAAAGCGCCACATCTATTTGATGTGGCGCGGGGTTGGCAAACTATTAAGGGAATGTGAATGGCTGACGAGAAGCGAGTAGGTAGACCCAAGAAAGAGCGCAAGCAGTTGGTCGAGACGCCAGCAAAGTTCTTGGCAGATGATGAGGCAGGCATCACTGACATGCAGACAGGATTTGTTTGGCATTATACTGAGGGTGCTTGTGGTCAGACCGAAGCAGCGCGGAGAGCGGGATTTTCGTTTCCCGCTAGTGCTGCGACCAAGATGCTTGACGGCAAGCACTTCCCAAAGGTGACAAGAGCCGTGCGCGTCAAGCAGGATGAGTTGCGCGAGAAGTATGCAGTCACGCCGCAGAAGACGGGAGCGATGTTGTGGAATATAGCAGAGACAGCCTTCGAGACTGGCGCTTATAACGCAGCGGTAAGTGCGGTGAAGGAGCTGAACCAGCTCGCTGGCTTGACGATACACCGCAGCCAGAGTCTCAACATCAATGCTGACCTACAGAAGATGACGAAGGATGACATCAAACAACGGCTCAACGAACTGCTCGGTGTAGAGACGGACATGAAGGACAGAGACATGTAACCTCGCGGCTTTGTGGGGTGTGCTGATCTAACCTAGAAATGAGGCCGCCTCCCGCCCGACCCCTCAGAATCGGGAGAAATTGCCTACATTATGTTAAATAGAGAAAAAAACCTTTAGAATCAAATACTTACGCGCCACGCATTTGCGGATTGCTCGGGCCTTTGTTGATCCTCTCTGAGCAGAGGCGGTACACCATCGTCGTATAGGTTGTCCTCGACGTGGTTTCTTCTTCCCTAACGGCCTGTGCCAACCCCTAACCAACACTAGCCGCAATAACAAGGAACCCTATGGGTTCAGAAAAAACCCGTGAAACCGAAGTATGTTTCTACGCCGTACACCCCTTGTGCGTCAGCGCCGTCAGCGGCTAACGTAATACTAGGTTTGACGCACTCAGCCACCAAAAATTCACAAGCCATAATGCACCGATCCATTTCGCGCCCCGCGTTCCCATAGGTAACACCCCCCTTCTAATTCTGCTAAAAATTTTATTTATTTTTTTAAATGGCATAAACTCTGGCGATGGCAGATTCACGAAACAAGGGCGCGACTTTCGAGCGCGACATAGTTAAACGCATCAACGTCTTTTCCGACGAGCATTCGCTTGGCTTCCAATGTAAGCGTAATCTCGACCAATATCAGACGGCTGA